TCAACTAATACAATCATATCATTTCAATTTACTGCTAACTCTACTGAAGACACTATAGTTATAGGGGGTAATTCATCTACAAATGGGCTTATTAATATATCTAACATAAGCATAGTAGCTGCACCTACTCTACCTTCAGGAGCTATACAGTTGCTAGGGGATGGTCAAGTCATTGTAGACCTTTATGAAGATGAAGATTTACCTTTGTCTTTAAGTGTAGATGACTTTAAAAATGTAGCAGAGCAAGTACAATCTTATTCAAAGGCTTTTAATGTACCTGCTACAAAAAGAAACAATAGAATATTTGACCACATCTTTGAATTAACAAGAGAAGTAGAAAGTGCAGGTAGTCTTTTATTTAATCCTTATAAAAAAACAAAGTGCGTATTAAAACAAGATGGCTTTATTTTATTTGAGGGATATTTAAGAATGCTAGATATTACAGATAAGGAAGGGGAGATTAGTTATAATTTAAACTTATATTCAGAAGTAATAGCATTAGCAGATTTATTACAAGAAAGGACTTTTAATGATTTAGGATTTGAGGAATTAGCTCACGACTACAATAAAGATAATATTAAAAGAAGTTGGAATGATTCAGGTAATAGTATTACATATTCAAATCCAAGTACATCAGGATTTAGGGATGCTTATACAAGTCTTAGATACCCATTTGTAGACTGGAATCGCCAATGGATTATAGCCGATAATCCTAACGCATCAGGCCCTACTAACGGAAACCCACAGCTTACTTCTTTAGAACAAGCGTTCAGACCTTTTATAAATATTAAATACATAATTGATAGAATATTTGAAGCAACAGATTTTACTTATGATTCAGTTTTTTTTAATACATCAGATTTTAAAAAGCTATATATGGACTTTAATTGGGGTGGTAAAAATAGTCCTGTAAATATAGATACTACCTTAAATGCGGTTACAGATGTTACCACGACTGCTACATCTTCTTATGTAACTATGCCACAAGATAACAATAATTTTAATTCTGATTTTGGTTATAGTGGAGGGGTATATACAGCTCAATTTGATAACCAAATTTATGATATTAATTATAATTTCACTACTTTAATTACAAATTCTAATATTGCCCAATCATTTATAGGAGAAGCAAGATGGAAATTGGTAAAGTCTGGCATAACAACTTTTATTGAAGAAACACCTTATAACCAAACTGTACCTTTAACAAGTTTTACAGAAATATTATATTCAGGAAGTTTTATTGAAACATTAAACATTGGAGATACTTTAACACCTGAATTTTACAATGATACGTCAGTAGGTACTGCTGTTTGGGATAGCTTGCCTACTAATATTGCAGGACAATCTACTGAAACTATTGTAAATATTAGCAGTCCGATAATAACTACAAATATACTTTTACAAACTTTAAGAGGAGAACTCGGTCAATGGGAATTTTTAAAAGGTTTAATTACAATGTTTAACTTAGTAAGTTTACCTGATGAAAACAACCCTAACAATATAAAAATAGAACCTTACGCAGATGTATTTATAAATAGTGCAGATAGTGTTCAACTTAATTGGACTGAAAAGATAGATGTATCAGAAATGAAGCTAACACCTTTAGCTGACTTAAATAGAAAAACAATTTTTAAGTTTGTAGAAGATGAAGATGATTTTGCCTTTATTAATTATAAGAATCAAGTAGGTGGTCATTTGTACGGAAGTCAAATGTTTAATGCAACAGATGAATTTAACTTATTAGATGGAGAAGATGAAATAGTAGCAGAACCTTTTGCGGCTACAATAGTAAAACCTTTGGAAGATATTTTTCCTCAATTTATTACTCCTGCAATATATTCTTATAATCCACAAGATGACACTTCAGAAGGCTTTGAAAATAGTCCTCGTATTATGTTTAATAACGGAGTAAAAAATACAGGAGTTTCTTATTATATACCTGAACAAAATGGATTACTTAGTGAAAATCAACAGTTATTTTTACAATTTAGTCATTTGTCTGATATTCCAACAATAACAACTATACCACCTGCAATAACAGATACAAGAGATTTTCACTATGGAGATTGTCAATTATTGCCAGGAGTAGGAGACCCATCTGTAAATAATTTGTACAATTTATATTGGAGTGATTATTTTAATCAGCTATACAATCCAAATACTAGGACTATGACTATCAAGGTAAATCTTACGCCTGCTGACATTAATACCTTTAAGTTTAATGATACAGTATATATTAAGAATAGAATCTTTAGAGTGAACAAAATAGACTACAAGCCTAACGACTTGGCAACAGTTGAATTTATACTAATAACATAATGACACAGGTTAGAACAATACCATTTTTAACAGGTTATACAGTAAAGCCTGCTGCAATTTCAGCTATTGGAACTGTTACATTTACAGACGGAAATAATAGTATAATACCTAATCAGTTACAATGTGAAGCTTATGGGTACACATATAATAAAGTAACAGGCACTTGTTCAACATTTAGGTATAATACAAATCTAAATCGTTCATTTGCGAATGAAAACAACAAAATTTTAGGTTCTAATAATTCAACTGGAAAAGGAACTAAAAATACCTTATTAATAGGGGAAAGTAATACTGTTAAAGGTTTTTCTAGGAATAACATAATAGTAGGAAGTAATAATGAAATTGCTAATGGTGTAAATTATGCTTCTGTACTTGGTACTTATGGAATAGCCGAAAGAGAAGGAGAAGTAGTATATGGCGGCGGCGGATTTAGTAATTCAGGAATAGGTAAATCGCAGAGTTCTACAATATCTTTAAGCGGTACTACTACAAATGCAACAGCTACAAGTCTTTTTGTAAATGGTAATTCAGCTACTACAATTATAGCAAGAAGTTCAACTAGTTCATTTCAAGGATTTGAAGCTACAGCATTAGGAGTAAGAACAGGTGGTAGTGCGGCAAGTGGAAATGTTAATGATAGAATATGTATTAGAGTAACAGGGATGGTGTTTTTAAAAGCAGTAAATCAATCAAGTACAGATTTAGGTAAGTTTGGTACAACAGGAGGTTGGGCATCAGAAATTGCATTCAGTGGAACTAACGATATGTTATTCCAAGTAACAGGAGCAGCAAATATGAATATAAGTTGGAGTGTAACTCTTAATCTTTACGAAATAAAAATATAATTATGGCAAAGGAAGTGTTAGAAATGGAAGTAAAGTCAAATATTGGCGAGGTTGCAAAAGATACTAAGAAACTAGCTAAAAGTACAGGCGTTGCTAAAAAAGGGTTTAAAGGATTAAGCACAGCCGTAAAAGGTGTAGGTACAGCAATGAAAGCTGCAGGAATAGGTTTGATTGTTGGGTTATTCTTAGCACTTAAAGAAGCAGTAGAAAGGAATCAAAAGGCTATGGACTTAATGGAAACGGTTATGGCTACTGTGTCCACTACTTTTAATCAAGTTGTTAATGTCCTTACAGATGTTGTTACTTGGGTAACTGAAAGTTCAGACCGATTTGATGGATTAGGAAAAGTTTTGTCAGGTGTAATTACACTTTCATTAACTCCATTAAAGTTAGCTTTTTTCGGACTTAAATTAGGAGTACAACAACTTATGTTAGCTTGGGAAGATAGCTTTTTAGGTGGTGGAGATGAAGGAAAGATAGCAGAACTTAGAGCAGGTATTGTAGGGACTCAAGCAGACTTATTAGAAATTGGTAACGCAGCTATTGATGCAGGAAAAGATATTGGAAATAATATAGGAGATGCAATAAGTGAAGTTGGGGCAATATACGAAAAAGCTGCTGACGGAATAAATAAGATTTCAATAAAAGGAAACTATGAACAAGCACAAGCAACAACAGCAGCTACTAAATCAGCTTTATTTGCAGCAGCAGAATTTGCAAAACTAAATGCAGAAAAATTAAAAGAAGCAGAATTATTTAGACAAATAAGAGATGACGAAACCAAGACTTTTGCAGATAGAATTGAAGCTAATAATAAGTTAAAAGAAACTTTATTAGAACAACAGGAACTTCAAAGAGAACAAGTACAGATAGCAATAACAGCAGCAGCTTTATTAGTTGAACAAAATGGAAATGATGAAAATAAGTTAGCATTAATGGAAGCTCAAAATGCTGAGTTAGAACTTGAAGAAACTATTACTGGACAGTTATCTGAACAAAAGACAAATGCTGTAGCTTTAGAAAAGGAATTACTAGAAACTCAAAAAGAAGTAAGAGCTGAAGGTTTATCAGGTTTAGAACTTGAATTGCAAGAACTTCAGGACGCATACGATTTAAAGATACAAATGGCAGAAAAAGCAGGAATGAAAACTACTGCTATTACTAAGAAATTTGAAGCAGCAAAGACAAAAATTGTAAAAGACAATGAAAACTTAAAATTATCTGCAATTAGTGGTTTCGCAGACTCAGTTAATAAAATAGCAGGAGAACAAAAAGGAATTGCTGTTGCTACAGCATTAATGAATACCTACTTAGGTGTTACTGAGGTTATGAAAGACCCTACAATTCCTTCTACTACTATGAAGTTCTTAGCAGCAGGTACAGTTTTAGCAGGAGGATTAGCAAATGTAAAAAATATATTGTCACAAGATGTTGGAGATGGAGGAGGAGGAGGTTCAGTACCTTCAGCATCTCAAACACCTGCACCACAAATGATGTCAGGAGCTTTTGATTTATCAGGAGGAGTAGCACCAGACCCTGTTCAAGCCTTTGTCGTTACAGACGCTATGACAAACAGTCAAAATCAATTAGCAAATATTAGAAGAAGGGCAACAATTTAAATATCAAATAAACTAACTAAAAATCTATTATATACTATGCCTTGCGAAAAATGTGAAAACGGAAAATATAAATGGGGAAAGACAGGAAGCTGTACTTACGACTCAGTTGCTGAATGTGAAGAAGCTAATAAAGACTATTATGAAGATATGAAAGAAACTAAAATAGTAGAATTAGTAATTGCAGACGATAGTCAAGAACTAGCAATAGACGCTATAAGTCTAGTTACTAGTCCTGCAATAGAGCAAGACTTTGTATTCTTTGGTAAAGAGAAGAACAACTTGACATTTGCAAAGGTAGATGAAGAAAAGCGTATGCTAGTAAGTCCTGCTTTAATTCCTAACAAGCAAATATTTAGACACGACCCTAATACAGATTCTGACTATTATGTATTTTTTTCAAAAGCGACAGTTGAAAAAGCAGCTTTTTTGTATTTAAAACATAACAACCACCACAAAGCTACTTACCAACATCAAGATAGAGTTTCAGGTGTTCTTACAGTTGAATCTTGGATTAAGGAAGGAGATAGTGATAAGTCTAAGTTATACGGCTATGACTTACCTGACGGAACGTGGTTTGTTAAAATGAAGATTGAGAATGATGAGCTTTGGAAAAAGATAAAAGATGGAGAACTTAAAGGATTGAGTATTGAAGGCTACTTTACAGATAGAATGGAAGCTATGTCAGAAAAGCAACCAAGTAATGAAGAAATACTAAAAGCACTAAACGAAATAATTACAAAATCAAACAAGTAACTAATCTTTCTATTATATATAGAACTTAAAAGAAAACTATGGATATTAAAGAACAAATTTTGGTAGCACTTGGTCTTGACAAAGGCGAAGATGTAGTAATGGCATATCAAGCTAAATCAGAAGACGGAACTATTTTCGTTTCAACAGCTGAAGAATTAGAAGCAGGTGTAGACATATCAGTTCTAACTGAAGACGGTACTACTATCTTATTACCTGTTGGAACTTACAAGACTGATACAGGAGTTACTTTCAGAGTAGAAGAAGAAGGTATCGTTGCTGAAGTTATGGAAACTGAAACTGAAGAAGTAGTTGAGGAAGAATTAGCTGATGAAGATAAAGATTTAGCTGAGGTTGCAGACATTGAAGATTGGAGAGGATTAGAAAAGAGAATCCAAAACCTAGAAGATGCTGTAGCTGACCTTAAAAGAGATAAAGACGGAGGAGATGATGAGGTTGAAGAAATGGCTGAAGTAACTGAAGAGCCTTCTACTAATCCAAAATCTATTAAGACTACAGAAGTAGTTGAGTTCTCAGCAGAAGACGAATTAACAAAGTTAAAAGCTGAAAATGATAAACTAAAGACTGAATTAGCAGAATCTCCTGCATCAGCTCCTTTAGACACAAATAAATTTAGTTCAGAAAGAGCAACTCCTACTGCACAAGATTTTAGAAGAATGACTAATAAAGAAAGGTTCTTATATAACCTAAATAAATAATAAACAATAATTTAAAAAAACAAAACTATGGCAATTACAGTAGCTTCAAACTTTGCAGGTAAGGCAGCAGGATTCTACATCTCAGCAGCTTTAAAAGCATCAAACTCGTTAGACTATCTAACAATGATAGAAAACATTAAATTTAAGAGCAACATCCAAGCCTTAAATCAATCAGTAAATAGCGTTGTAGATGCAACGTGTAATTTTACACCAGTAGGAACTTTAGCTTTAACTGAAAAAGTATTAGAGCCTAAAAACTTACAAGTAAATATGGATATTTGTAAAGAAACACTTTTGAGCAGCTTTGAAAGTTTATTAATGAGAGCAGGAGCAGGCGCACCACCACCTGCATCTTTTGATGATTACGTTATCTCTTATATGGGAGAAATTATAGCACAAGCAACTGAAAACTCTATTTGGGCAGGAACTGCTGTTGCAGGTCAATTCAATGGATTCTTAGGAGCAGGAACTGGACTTTTATTACCTGGTGTTGATGCAACAGTTGTACAAGATGCAGCAGCAGGAGCATATACAGCAGGAACTATTATAGCAGAGCTTCAAGGAGCTGTAGCGTCTATTCCTGTAGCAGCTTTAGGTAAAGAAGACTTACATATCTATATGAGTCAAAGAACTTACCAATACTACATTTCAGCAGTATCTACTTTAGGATATGTAAATGCTTACAATATGAATGGAGATTACGTACCAATGTTTGAAGGGTACAAAATCGCAGTTTGTAACGGAATGTTAGAAAATGAATTAGTAATAGCTCAAAAATCTAACTTATTCTTTGGAACTGACCTTTTAAGTGATGCTACAAGAATTAACTTAATGGATATGGCTACTTTAGATGGTTCTGACAATATCAGAATGGTTGCTCGTTACTCAGCAGGTGTACAAACTGGTACTGGAGCTGACATCGTAAGACAGTCATAATTAAATAAATAATACGGAAGGAGGGGGTAAAACCTCTCCTCCCTTAACCTAAAAAATAAAAAACAATGGCTTGCGGCTTAATAACAAAAGGTAGGGGACTTGACTGTAACAGAATCAGTGGAGGAATAAAATTCGTTTATTTCGGAGTTTACGACCAATTTACAGCACCAATAGAAACAGTAGGACTTCCTGTTACAGATGGAGTAGTTACTGACTTAGAAATGGGTACAAATGACTTATACAGATATACTATGCCTTTAGGCGTAGCTAGTCTTACAGATACAATCGTAGGAAGTCGTGAGAACGGAACTATTTACTATACGCCTTCTTTAAGTGTTATTCTTAACAGACTTACAAAAGAAGACCAAAACCAAATCAAACTTTTAGGAGCTACAAAACTTGTGTGCTTTGCTCAATTAAACGCAACTTTACCAACAAAAACAGATGTTATTGTTGCTTTAGGAGTTACTAATGGAATGGAGCTTAATGCAGGAACTATGGATTCAGGAGCAGCTTGGGGGGATAGAGGAGGATATACTCTTACTTTTGACGGAATTGAAGCTTCACCTTTTCCAATGGTAGCAGACTATCCAATAGCAACAGGCCCTTTTACAAATGCAGGGTTTAATTTTGGTGCAATAGTTACATCTTAATTTTCTTATCTGTTTTCTTATAATCTTAAAAGGGTAGCTTAATTGTTACCCTTTTTCTTTTCCAAACAAAAACAGACTTTTTCTATTATATAGTATGATACAAGGATTCACAGAGACTAATATAAATGCA